TAGGAGAGCTGGAAAGACAGTAATGATGATTAATCAAATGATTAAAGCAGCACTTACTTGTCCTTTGCCAAACCCAAGATATGCTTTTATATCTCCTACCTTTAAACAAGGTAAGGCGACAGCATGGGATTATATAAAACAGTTCGCTGGTAAAATACCTGGAACTAAGTTTAATGAGTCAGAATTAAGATGTGATCTACCAAATGGTTCAAGGATTACAATTCTTGGAGCTGAGAACGATCAAGCTCTAAGAGGTATATTTTTAGATGGTTGTGTTTTTGACGAAACACAATCCATTAAACCAACTATATTTCCTGAAGTCATAAGACCAGCTTTGGCAGACCGAAAAGGTTGGTGCGTATTTATTGGTACACCAAAGGGTAGAAATTATTTCTATCAACTTTATAAAGAAGCTGAGAAGAATGAAACTTGGTATGCTGGTTTATTTAAAGCTAGTGAAACTAATATATTAGATCCAGAAGAATTAACTGCTGCAAAGCAAATGATGTCTGAGGATTTATACGAACAAGAATTTGAATGTTCTTTTCAAGCAGCGATCACAGGTTCTTATTATGGTGCTTTAATAGAGCTGTTAGAGTCTAAGGGACGCATTACAGACAATCTGTATGATGACAACCTAGATACTGAAACATGGTGGGATTTAGGCTTAAATGACAGCACAGCGATATGGTTTGTCCAAAGGTATAAAGGAGAGATCAGATTAATAGATTATTATGAAAATGCTGGTGAGGGTTTAGATCACTATGTAGATGTCCTTAATAGAAAAGATTATGAGTATTCAAAGCATATAGCTCCCCATGATATTAAAGTTAGGGAGATTGGTAACTTTGGTAAATCAAGATTAGAGAGTGCTTTGGAATTAGGTATTGCTTTTGAAGTAGCACCAAAACTATCTATAGAAGATGGAATTGAAGCTGTAAGAAAAACAATTCCTAATTGTTGGTTTGACAAAAATAAATGTCAAAAAGCTCTTGAAAATTTAAAGGCTTACCAAAAAAGATGGGACGACAAAAATCAATGTTTTAGAAATAAACCTTTACACAATTACGCATCTCATTGTGCTGACTCTTTTAGAACAGGCATAGTAGGTGAGGGTGTAGAAGTAAGTGATTGGAAAGAATCAATTCCAGTTGAAACAAATTATATAGTTTAATATGGCAGATAAAGTATCAGAATTAGAATTAAAAAATATTATTGGTCAAGAGATTAATAACTCTATGGGTTATATGGGTGGAAACCTATCGGCTCAAAGAAAGAAATCTTTAGAGTATTATATGGGAGAACCATTAGGTACTGAGATTGATGGTAGATCACAAGTTGTATCAACTGATGTTGCAGATACTGTTGAAACAATATTACCTAATTTACTTAAAATTTTTACAGCATCAGATCAAACTGTTAAGTGTGAGCCAGTAAAAGCTGAAGATGTAGAACTTGCTGAACAAGCAACTAATTATATTAATTATATTTTTAACAAAGACAATAATGGTTTTAGTATTTTATATACATGGTTTAAAGATGCGTTAATTGAAAAGAATGGAATTGTAAAAGTTTATTGGGACGAATCTGAAAAGGTTGAGCAAGAAACTTATCAAAATTTAAGTCAAGAAGAATATAAAATTTTAATTGATAGTGATGATGTTGAAGTTGTTAAAGAAGAATCTTTTGTTGATGAAAATACAAAAGAACAATTAGAAGAATTAAAACAATTAGCTTTAGCACAAGGACAAGATATTGGTGATGTACCAACTCCAAAATTACACAATTGTATTATTAAAAGAACTACAGGTTCTGGCAAAGTCAAAATAGAAAATATTCCACCTGAAGAATTTTTAATTGAAAGAAATGCTAAAACTATTGAAGAAGCTAATTTTGTTGCACACAGAGTTTTAAAAACTAGATCCGATTTAATTGAAATGGGTTTTGATAGAGATGTTGTTGAAAACTTACCAACTCAAAATACTGTTACAATGAATGATGAAAGGCTACAAAGATATGCTGATATAGATGAAAGTCCTATTAATGACTCTCCAGATGAGAGTACAGAAGATATTGAAATTTATGAGTGCTTTGTTAAAATTGACATGGACGGAGATGGTATTGCAGAGCTTAGAAAAGTAATTGTTGCAGGGGGTAGTGCAAATACAATTTTAGAGAATATGCCTTGTGATTTTATTCCTTTCTGTTCTTTAACTCCTATTCCAATGCCACACAGATTTTATGGTAGATCAGTTTCAGAATTAGTAGAAGATGTTCAATTAGTTAAATCTACTGTTATGCGACAGTTGTTAGATAATATGTATTTAACAAATAATAATAGAGTGGCTATTATGGACGGAATGGTCAACTTGGACGACCTACTTACTTCAAGACCTGGAGGAGTGGTTAGAACTAAACAACCACCTAGCCAAGTTATGATGCCAATGCAATCTCAAACGATTTCACAACAAGCATTTCCTTTATTAGAATACTTAGATACAGTAAGAGAAACAAGAACTGGTGTTACTAGATATTCTCAAGGTTTAGATGCACAAGCATTAAATAAAACTGCAACAGGTGTTAATACTTTGATGAGCCAATCTCAAATGAGAATGGAACTAATCGCTAGAGTGTTTGCTGAAACAGGTATTAAAGATTTATTTAAAAGAATATTTGAGCTTACTGTTAAGTATCAAAACAAAGAAAGAATTGTAGAATTAAATAATAAGTTTGTACCAGTTAGTCCTACTGAATGGAAAAACAGATACAACATATCAATAACTGTTGGACTTGGAGCTGGTTCTAAAGATCAACAAATTGTTATGTTAAATAATATTTTACAAAAACAATTACAGGCTTTCCAATTACAAGGTAACAAAGAATATCCAATGGTTACTTTAAAAAATATTTACAATTCACTAGCAAAAATTATTGAAGAAGCTGGACTTAAAAATGTTGAAAACTATTTTGTTAATCCAGATGAGGGTAGAGAGTTAGTACAACCTAGTCCTCCACCTGAGCCTACTCCAATAGAGAAAATAGAATTTACTAGAATAGCATCTGAAGAAAAACGAAAAGTCGCAGAGCTAGAATTAGAATCAAGAAAATTAAAAGCTGATACAGCAGCATCTATTCTAGGTTTTGAAACTAAGATTAAGGAAATGGAGCTAAAGTATAATACACAACTTGATGCAGCTAAAATTAAAGCTGATGCTGATATAGAAAAATTAGTAACATCAAACAGAAATAAAACTTTCCTTGCAGCACAACAATCATCAGACAGACTAGATCAACAAGTGGATAGTTTAGATGGACAACAACGAACAGGACAAGCTCAACCAGGAACTGAGCCAAGCGAACAAGGCTAAGGCATTATTTCAAGATCCTTTATTAAAAGAAAGTTTTGATAAACTAAGAAGTTTATATTCAGAAAGTTTATTTAATACTGGTGCGATTGAAACAGATGCTAGAGAGAAACTTTGGTTAGCCTACAATGTGGTCAACAAGGTAGAACAAAATTTATTAGAAATGATTGATACTGGAAAACTAGCTTCTAAACAATTGGAAGATTACAGAAACAGTATTGATAAAAAAAAATTCTAAACAAATAAGTTTAGGATAAGCCAACCTCATAAGAGGAGCTTAACTTAAAAAGGAAAAACAATGTCAGAAAATCTAGGCAACCCATTAAAAGGATCAGAAACTGATTTGCAAAAAGCAACAAAAGCATTAGATGGTTTATTAAATCCAAAAGAAGAAGAAACAATTGGACAAACTGAGCCACCAAAAGAAGAAATTAAACAAAATTCTCCTGAACCAGAAAATGTGGAATCTGAAGAAGATCAACCACAGGAACAGGAAATAAGTGAGGAAACTGAATCTGAAGAAGAAGAAGTTTCTGAACAAGATGTATCTCAAGACGAAGAACAAATTGATACTCAAGAGAAACTAGAGAATTCCACCTACAAGGTAAAAGTTGCAGGTCAAGAATTAGATGTTACCCTTGATGAGTTGAGAAATGGTTACTCAAGAGATGCTGATTACAGACAAAAGACTGAAGAACTTTCTCATCAGAGAAAACAATTTCAATCTGAGTCTGAAAAGCAAAGACAAGACTATTCTCAAAAACTCAATGAGTTAAATCAGAAATTGTCTGCTGCACAAGTTGACCTAAACGCAGAAATTAATTCTGCTGATTTAGATAGACTGTATGACGAAGATCCAACAGAAGCTGCAAGAGTAGAAAGAAAGTTGAAGAAAAAGCAAGATGCTTTAAATCAATCTTTACAACAAGCTCAAGCAGAACAAAAAGAACAGTTCAGTTCTTTCTTGCAAGACCAACAGAGAAAATTGGTATCTAAGATGCCAGAGTTTTCTGATCCTGCAAAGGCTTCAACACTAAAAGCTAATATGAAAAGCACACTTAACAATTATGGGTTTAACGACCAAGAAGTTGCTCAAGTGTACGATCATAGAATAGTGATGTTGGTTAATGATGCCATGAAGTATCGTAGTATGCAAAATTCAAAACCGAATATTGCAAAAAAGATTACTAAACCTGGCAAATCTTTTTCATCAGGTGTTAAGCAAAGCAAATCTGAGTCTAACTTAAAATTGAGGAGAGAAAAGTTTAGTCGTCTAAAAAAATCTGGCAGTATGAAAGCTGCTCAAGATGTCTTTTTAGATATGATTAACAATAAATAACCTCAACAATAAGGAAAAATAACTATG